CGTATTGCTTGCGCCCGTTGTATTTGCCTTTAATGACTCACGACCTACTGCGGTGTTGTTTGCTCCCGTTGTATTGGCTGCCATTGCCGTAAATCCTACGGCCGTGTTATTTGCGCCCGTACTCAACTTCAATGCTTGGTAACCGATGGCGGTGATGTTGGTTCCACTCGTGTTGGCATTCGCTGCTTCATAACCTACGGCTACGTTGTTAGAGGCGGTGTTTAATTGTAAAGCACTTGTACCAATAGCGGTGTTGCTGCTACCCGTTAGGTTTACATTTAATGCACCCGTTCCAAAAGCAGCATTGCTACTTCCCGTTGTATTAGACTCTGATGTGTTTCTACCTATCGCACAATTGGATGTACCCGTGCTATTATTTAACAAAGCAGCACTACCTAACGCAGTATTAAAACTACCCGTACTCAAACGCAACGCTTGGTAACCGATGGCGGTAATGCCCGTACCGCTCGTGTTGGTGAACGCTGCCTCAAAGCCTACGGCTACGTTGTTTGATGCGGTGTTGTCTTCTAATGCTCCTACCCCTACTGCGGTGTTGTTACTGCCCGATACGTTACTAAATAAAGACCCTTGACCAAGTGCCGTATTATTTGTTCCTGTTGTATTGCCTACTAAGACATTTACTCCAATAGCAGTATTTTGAAACCCCGTAGTATTTCCACTTAATGCAACGCTACCTACTGCCGTGTTATTAGTGCCCGTAGTGTTTGCCACTAAAGCAGAAACACCAAACGCAGTATTGCTCGTAATCGCTCCCGCACCATAGTTGGTCAAAGCCGTGCTTGATACAAGCAAAGGCAAATCATTGCCCAAGCCATCAGACAAACGCTTGAGCGTTCCTGTGATTGGCCCGTTATCACCTACCTTGATAAGTGAGTCGTAAGTATCCTGTGGGGTTGTCCCCGTTAAAGTTGTTCCCATAATTAGCTATTCCAAGTTGTTGACCAAGTGTTCCAAATTTCTACTATTGACTGCCAAACCTCCTGCTCGTTAGCACCGTAAAGGTTTGTAGTCGGATGGCCATAAGACAATGGCTGAACCATACCCCAAGAGATACTATTCGTTGCAGCAGCTTGACCCCAATAGATGTCATTGTTTGCTGCTCCCTGTCCCCAATCGCCTTGTATGCCCATTGTCTAAATAACTCTTTAACTTCACGATGTTGCTACGCTTGGGCGTGTATGTCTGTTTCTTACCACTCATAACACCCAACTTGCAAAGTTCGCATCCGTATCAGGGTAAACGTCTGCATTGTTGTTTGAGTTGTATTGTGGGAATGAGGCTTGGTTGTAGCTCATATATGTGATGAACCTATCGGTGTAGTACTGCGCCAAGTCACGAGCCTTGTTTACCAAATAGTCAACCTCAATCTTTTCTGCGGTAGTGCTATTCTCGGAGTTGTGCTTGAACACCCCACCGTTGCCGATGGTATAAGCAGCAAAAGGCAAGTACTCCACCATAGCCCAATGGATAAGCATCGGCTGCAAGTAGTCGTTTACCAACGCCAAGTAAGGATTGGTAAGAGTTCCTGCGATGATGTCATCGCTTATTTTGTCGTACAACTTCGTGCCTGTATAGTTTTGGATGTGTATCTCCTGTGCGATTTTAATAAACTGAATAAACTTGTCTGTATCCACGTTACCGCCTATTGCGGTATTGCGAACCAAGTCCTCTCGTTTAATCCATAATGCCGTTGCCATCTTATTTACGTTTGTTTACAAATCCTTCATCATCCATATCAATAGGTCGCTTGGCCACGTTTGGGTTATTGACTTCTAAGTCTACGCCTTCACGCTTTGCCTTATTTACGCTTACCTCTGCATTTGGGTTGCCGACATCGGGAGTTACGCCTTCGCCTTTTGCCAAGTACGTCTTACGCATCCAAAAGTGATGGCACCTTGCACCGCCTTTGTATAGCCATATTGAATAGGTTGCTGCTCCCGATATGCCAAAGCCTGCGTTGACGGCTTGACCATCCATACGCTCAATATCTTCTTTGCGGTACACCTTGCCTGCGGCTATCATTTTCTTGCAGAACTCGCGGCTATTAGATTTCTGAAGTGCTGCGGATTCGGGAGCGTAAGCATATCGAACCTTGTACCTCTTGCCTTCGGCCGTTACTCCGTCTTGGCTGCTCTTGGCGTTAGGGAATGCGCTGCCTGTTGATGCAAAAGCATACTTGCTCAATGCCTGCTCCGCATCGTAGTCAACAGGCCTTTCATCTACAAGCTCCCATTCATCTTCGTTGATGACCTCACCTAATATCTCAAGCTCTGCGAACATGGCATCTAAATGGTCATCGCTCGGCTCTTGGCTTGACAACTTCACGCCTGTCTCCTCCTCACGAGTCTCTAAATCCATAGGCGTAACTACGTCTTCGGTGAACTCCAAAGGCTGAAGGGTCTTGAAGTACAAGTTTAGGCTAATGTCATTGTACGCAAGAATCATATCTATGCCGTCAATGATAATCTCCTGCTTGGGGCGAATAACAAGGTTATCCAAAAGCGTGGAAGCGGTCTTCAGTTCATCGGCATTGTTGCCAAGTCCCGAATTGTCCTTGATGCCCAATAGCATAGGGCTTACAATACGGTGAGAAACCATTATCTTCTGAGTTGCCTCTGAACTCAAGAACTGATATTGAGCAGCAGCATCTGATAGCTGAACGGTATCAATGGTGGCTGCAAGGTCTTTGTTGTCGTTGAAGGCAAGGATGAACTTGCCCGAGTTTGAACTACCACTATACTTTTGAGCAATCTGATTCTCTATCTGCCTGCGCTCCTCCTCGCTTGGGACTCCGTTATTGAAGTTAATCAAAAGTGATGGGCTTAACGAGTTCTGAACATTGTTGATGTGGTAGTTGGCAATTTCTTCCTCAAGTTCTGCGTATGGAAGGCCGCCTTGATAGTCAACGGGGGAGTAGTAGTAGAATCCTGCTCGGTATGGCTTGATGTACAGAATCTCCAACCCCTCTTTGCTCTTGCCAAATGCAGGGATGCGCACAGGTGTCTCTCTCCTGCTGCTCACCGCACTCCAATCCTTTGCGTAGTAGTATGCCTCAATCTCGCCCTCTTCGTTGCACCTTGCGGCTCGGAGCGTCTCTACGGGGATGTGCTGCACCTCTACAATCATATTGTGGTCTTGTGAGTACACAACCTGAAAAGAGCATTGCCCCATCATCACATAATCGGCCACAACCTTCTGCAAGCACGACTTCGGGAACAGGCCACGCATCGCTGCGTATTCACTTGGCTTCTTGGCAGAGTCCGTAGCATCCAATCCCTTACCAAAGGTCAAATCCATCAACGAGTTTAGGATGGCGTTGTTGGTGGGTGAGCCGTTGTAGCGGTCAATCAGATACCCGAAATAATCGTTGTTATCTCCGTATTCTACGAAGTCCTTACCCTGCACCTCTTTTACAACAGGCGTGGTGTATGAACTGAAGTTCACAACGTGGACTTTAGATGATGATGTACTCATTGTTGTAGCTTGTTTCTTCGGTGTAGACGTTTTGGTTCACCGTAAATTTATCGAAATCAGTTTGTGAAGTTACAAAGACTCGGTCTCTGTATATTAGATTTCCCGATGCGAATACCTTCAAGCCATAGAATCTATTGTTGACAAGGACAAACGTGCCCGTAAGGGTCATAAAACCATTAGCAGAGGCAGCAGTAACCGCAGGTGTTGCGGTGGTGTTTGTTGATTCATCAATCAGCGCAATCGTAACGCTCGCAGGAAATGTGCGTGGAATGATTACAATGGCTTGTGGCGAGGCTGATACTTGAAGAATGTGCATCTTAAATAAATAACCTTTTACTTTCGATTTGTTTGAAAATAGAAAAGGGGCTTGCGCCCCTTCAACTATTCTGCCTTGCGGTAGGTTACGAGTTTGAACCCACTACAATCGTTTCAACTGCACCTGCAAGTCCTGCGAATGGATTGGCAACGGTAGCACCTGCGATGAAGTTAGCAGGAAGTTGCTCCTGTCCCTCCATTGTCAAGGTATAGCCCGATAGGTCACCCATAGCAGCACCCGTTACAATCGTTCCACCTGTTACTTCGGCTCCGTAATTCAGACCCATCATAAAGGCGTTGCCGTTGTAGTCTTGCACCACAACATAAGGCCTTCCATAAGCAAGCAACTTCAATTCTTTGTTGTCCTCTTTGGTGAGTTTGGTCAACGTCAAATTCAAAGTCTGCGTGAAGAAGGTAGTACCATTCTCACGGCTTGAGTTAAAGGTCTGCTCAAAAGAGCTATTGCCTTTTACAAGATATTGGTAAGCAGAGAAAGTTCCGCTGATATTGGTAATCTCATCGTTGGTGAGGGTAACGGTACCCAAGTCACCGAAGTCTACAAAGTACACGGCATAAATGCCACCTACTACGTCTTTACAGGGTACCGCCCTGCCTTTTGTTAAATCACAAGCCATTGTTTCTTTGTTTTATTAGAATTAAAAAAGGGGGCGAGGACATAGCCCAAGCCCCCCTTGATTTACGTTAATTCGGATTAAGAGTAAAGAACTACGTCTGCTCCGATTCCGTACTGAACTCCTGCGAAGAAGCGAAGGATTACGCGAATATTGGCACTTCCGTCAAGGTCGGCCATGTCAAGGACACGCACTTCGTTTCTCTCATCAGCCAAACCGCAGCCGAAAAATAGGTTGCTTGCTTCAGCAGCAACCATCTTGTTAGAAGGAAGACCGTTTGCCATAGCAACGCGGATGCCATCAAAGTACAAGTCTCCGTTGCCGTACCACATTGTGCCTTGATTGTCAACACCATTTGCTCCAAGACCCGAAGTTCCGAATCCACCAAGAGCGCGGACATAAGCCTTTGCAACGTTCTGTGGAACGTAGATGGTCAAGTCCTCTTTGCCGTAAAGGGCAGAAGGGATAGCATCTACAACTTTACCAAGCTCGGTGATTACGTTTGCAGCAGTTACGGTGGTAGCGGTTACGTCAATAACATCAGAGTCAGCAGTCATCAAAGAAAGGAATCCGCTAAACTCACCTGCACTTGCAGCGTTTCCGTTCCAAATGTTCTGCTCAATCTTTTGGGCAGTCTTTGAAGCAACGTGAGCGATAAGGAAGTCAGCGAAAGAAGTAGGGATGCTATCGTAAGCGGAGACTCCCATCTGACCACCAATCCAAGATGAGTAGTAGTCTTTCTTGCAAAGCTGCAAGTTTACCTGAAAAGGCTCAACGGCAAGTACGCGGTCGGTCAAAGTCAAGGTAGAAGTTGCATCAAAATCACACGTGCCATCTTTTACGATGTCGTTGGTGTTCACCTTCTGCAAGGTGGTTTTGTAGTTTACGTTTGGAAGAATCTCAATGAGTCCTTTGTCCAAAGTGTTAGCAGAAAGAAGTGCAGCAGAGATATACTTCTGCGCAAAAATACCTGCATAGTTTGTGGTGATTGAAGTGGTCGTAGCCATTTTTTATATTTATTATTTGTTGATTCGTGCAAGGACTCGGTCAATCGTTTTTTGTGGGCGATTGGTACTCATCTTTTGGACTTGCTTTGTTTCGGGGTTGTGCTTGATGGCTTTCGCAGCAGGTGCGGCAGATAGTTCTGCTTTAACCGCAGCCATCTCCTCCTTCTTGGCGTAACCGCCCATCTCCTCACGC